TATAGATATAAACTTTACTTGGGTTTAATGTACGAATAATATCAAACTCATTAACTCCATGTTTTGGGTCATCTATAGTAAAAGATAACTGCACTTCACAAGTACCTTAAGTACAGTTATCTTTTACTATAGATGACCCAAAACATGGAGTTAATGAGTTTGATATTATTCGAACATTAAACTATCAAACTCATTAACTCCATGTTTTGGGTCATCTATAGTAAAAGATAACTGCACTTCACAAGTACCTGAAGTTAAATTATTAGCGATAAAATTCTTTTTTAATTCTCTAAGGGTTTGTCCAAATATAGCAAAATATAAAGCATCAGCTATTGTACTTTTACCAACCCCGTTTCTTCTATCCTCTTTATCTCTATTGATACCAGTTACAATATGTAAACCTTTCTCAAAGTTTACTATTACTGGGTCTTCACCAATAGATAAAAAATTCTTAATTTTTAATTCTTTAAAACTTACGTATTTCATTTAACTCTATCGTATAGTGATTGTGAATAATTAACTACATCGTTTTTATTTTCAATATCTAACATATTAACAAATTCTTCTATTGCATGCTTAATATCAACCCCTGATAAATCATAATCTTCATCATTTTCAATCTTAAGTTTATTATAATTTACATCATAGTCAATCCTTAATTCGACTGGCTTATATGTAGTTAATTTAGTAACTAAAGCGTCTAAATGGTCTGTACTAATATTTTTATCAATAATTAATTTTATAATATTACCAGGTAGTGTATCTTTAAATACATTTTCAACATCTGTTATATTAATCAGTTTAGATAAAATTATTTTAATATGCTTTGGTGTAATATTATTTTCAAAAAATTCATATGACATATTATCTAAATCTAGAATATAATAACCTTTTGTTTGCATGGTATCTCCAAAGTCCATTTCATAAGGGTTACCGACATAGATAATAGAACTATCTTGCTTCTTATAATGTTTTTCATCTCTTGCATGAAAATGTCCTGTGAATATTAATTTAGATTTTTCAACCAGTACATCCGGATCATCACCATGATCACATATTTTAAACATATTCATTTTAAAATTTTCTAATTCAAAATGACCGAATATTAAATCACTATTCGGTATATCATCTATTTTTGTACCCCAAGGGCAAAACGATATCAATTTACCTTTATAATCTACTGTAGCAAGTTTATCATATACTGTTAAGTTTTTATAACCTTTAAGAATACTTAAACTATTAATCTCTGATGTATCTTTATACCATGCATCATGATTACCGGTTATCATAGTAATATTAAAATCTTTAAACTTATCTAATAGGTCTTTAGCAAAGTTTAAAGTCTTAACTGAAATTTCATCTCTATAATGAAAAAAGTCACCGCAAAATATAATATCTTTAATACCCTGAGACTTTAAATTGGTAATATACCAATCAGCCCACTTGTTAGCTATACCTAACCAGAAATCATTATTCTGGTGTACACCTAAATGTATATCAGAAAATATAGCTACTTTATTCATTAAAATCTGAGTCTGAATCATCAAACGTCGGCTTAACATAAACTCTACCATCCATTGAATCTAACATCTCTTGCTCGTAAACCTTCTCTTTATATTGACTTAAGGTTTCAGCATGTTTCTTTTCTTTTTTAATTCTATTAATAAAAGCATGGAATGCAATAGTAGTAAAATATGAAAATGGATTATATTCTGAATCTACATTAAATTTTTTATTCGTAACTGCTGTATACATCTTAACCAAAGCATCGCCTACCATTTCGTCACGATATGTATAATTAATAAAATTAGATGAATAACTTAAACCGTGTGCGATTTTATGAATCATTTCACCTAATTTTGGTGTACAATCTTCACATTCGTAATATGCAATTAGTTCAGCTTTTAATTCCCGTGGATCTACATAGTATTCAGTCTTTTTTGGTTTAGGACCTCTACGCTTACCAGTAGTTTTTTTAGTATTAGCCATATAACAATTATAGCATATGAATACTACTTTTCAACTATATCAGTCAATGTAAAATTAATTTTTTCAGATTTATAAATTTCTTTTCTTTTTTCTGAATGACGGGTACCATATTTTAATTTATCTGCAAGATCTATAATAATTAATTTATTTTTACTTTCATGCAATCTTAAACCTCTACCGATTGATTGAATCGTTCTAATAAAACTTTTACCCCCTGAAGCAAACATAATCATATGTATATTTTTAATATTAACACCGGTACTAAAAATAGAACTCATTGCAATACAAATAACATCATTATTAGTTTCCATTATTTTTTTAATTTTATCTCTTTCTTCTACTTCAACTTCACCTTTGACGAAAAAAACCTTTTTATTATCAATTTGAGATAAATCATCAAATAATGCATCTCCATGAGCTAAGTGATTAACTAATATAAGAGAATTATTATTGAATTTTGAACATATATTTTTAATAACATTATTCCGAAAATTATTGGTATATATAAAATCTAATTCAGCTTTAAAATTATTATTACCACTAACTACAAGAGGTTTATCTTTATAACCTATGTTAATGACCTTTATGTCTACGTTAGTTAAATAGCTCTCTAACCTAAGTTGATAGCTATCCTTATCGTATATGACTTTACCCAATTTACCAATGACATTCCATTGCTCTGGTTTATCATCTGGTAAAGTACCGGTTAATCCAAACTTATTAAAAGTATGTATTTTATTAACCATCTTACTTACTTTATTCGATTTTTTAATAGTATGGCATTCATCAACCACTAAAACATCAATATATTTTATCCAATCATTATCATCAAATTGACTCTGTAATATACCTCTATTAGCTATAATACAATTGGCAGTTAAATCAGGTTTTATTTTACCAGTCCATCTAGTAAATTTAAATAGTACATTATATTCTATAAAATCGTTATATGTTTGATTGACAAGACCGAGATCTGGTACCAATATTAAAATTTTAACTTTAGGATTATTAGAATAAAGACTCATTAACAATGAAGCAATAGTTAAAGTCTTACCACCTCCAGTACCTAGTTTTATAATACCTCTTCCAAATTTTAATGCTTCTTTTACTGAATCCAACTGATAATCTCTTAATGGAAATTTAAGATTATCATATGCTCTCTCTTCTTTATATATAGGTTTAACTATAGGTAAAATGTCTTGATCAATTTGGTAGTCAGTATTAGGATATTCTTGTTTTATGTAACTTAAAATATCAAAAAATAAGCCAGGTTCAAAAAGACCTGTCGGGGTTATACAATATATACGAGAGTTAGAGTAAAATCTAGCTCTACCCCTCATTCGAAAACGAGCTGTTTCATCTTTAACACTAAAATGTTCCCGTATATCGTCTAAATCATCTGTTATTAATCTAATTTTGTCTTTAGCTAATTCAAATTTCATTATAATTGTTCCATTTTCATAATTTCAATAATATTTTTTATATCAAAACCTACTGCACTAAAAGTCTTTTCTGTTTTTTCTAAAAATTCAATAAGTAGTTCTTCATTACTAATTTTTTCAGATATTTCTTTCATTTTTTCATGTTTATAACTTGCCTTTTCCGCAACCGGCATCGTTACTTTAACTGGGCTTTCTTCTATAATTTTACCTACTATTTCTTTCTTTACTGAATCTCTTAATATTCTAAGTTTTAATAGATTTTGTTTATGTCTTATTAACTTAGCCACCCAATAATGCTTACGAGCAGGAGCCCTCATTGAAGAATCTTTTAAATTGAATTCATTAATTTGTAAATCTTTTTCTATTTCATCTATATATTGGTCTAATAAACTCACACATTAATTATAAATACTATTATGAAGAAAACAACTTTATTTGAAAAAGCATTTAAAAGAAGCCTCAAAAAGCAAAAACCTACTGAAGAAGATGAAAATACAGTTGGTGGTGGTGCTCTAGGTTCTGCTGCTGCTACAGGATATGGTACGACGGTCAGTGGTACACCAGGTACAGATGCTTATGCTCCAGGAGATTTTAGAAGACCGAAAGCTTTAGGTGCAATGTATTCCAGAAACGGTAAAGTTGGTAAGAAAAAGAGAAAAACTAGAAAATCCAAGAATAAAAAGTAAATATCATAATGGATACAGGTATATGGGAGGTATATAAACCAATACCGGAAGGTACTTTCGGTTTTATATATGAAATTATTAACACTATTAATAATAAGAAATATATCGGTAAAAAACAAATGGTTCGTAAAATAAAACGTAAACCATTAAAAGGTAAAAAACGTAAACGTATCGATTTTATTGAAAGTGACTGGAAAACAT